AAATGGTGATGTACAAGTTGGTGTAAAGGGTAGTGCAGGTATCCTCAAGATGGATGCTGATGTGTCTTTTCAGGATGGTTCCTCTTGTGGTAGGAGTGCTGCCGGAAGTGTTACTCTCTCTGATAAGAAGCTGACTGTAGCCCCCATTAAGGACTTGCAGAATTTGTGTACCAAGTCCCTGTATAATACCTACTATGCCTATGCTCTTAAAGCAGGGCAAGACCCAGAGGCTGAGGGATGGGATGCTACTTTTGCCCAGTATGTAATGGACTTGAGAAGTGGTAAGATTAAGGCTGCTGTAGATAAACTTCTCTGGCAGGGTGATACCGCTTCGGCTGATACTAACCTGAAACAGATTGAGGGTATTCTCAAGCAGGTATCTGGTGCAGGTGATAAGGTTGATATCTCCAATGCTGAGACTGGTGTGGTTGAGCAGTTGCAACAGGCTTACCTTAAAATGCCTGTAGCTGTTTACTCTCAGAGCGATTTCAGAATTTTCATCGGTGAGGATAAATATGCTGCTTACAAGTTGGCTCTTGCAGGTAAGAATATCTATCAGCCTGTAGATGATTTCACCCTGTTTGGTACTGCTGCTAAAATTCTGCCTGTTTCTGGTCTGAATGGCACCAATAAGGTTGTAATGACTAGGCTGTCTAACCTCCAGTTAGGACTTGATCTTGTATCTGACTTTGATAGTGCCTCCCTGAGATACTCTACGGAGACTGAGAATTGGTACATGGATTTCCATTTTGCAGTAGGTATCTCGGTTGTATTTACGGATGAGGCAGGTTATGCAAGTTTTGATAGTGGCACTACTACCAGTACTACAACTACTACGCAAGAGTAATTCAATCCCATTAATTAAGTTCTTTTAAATAGTGCCCTACATATACAGGATAGTTTCTCCTACTGGTGGAATTTATATTGGTAAAACAGTAGATATCAAACGTAGGAGAAATGAATATCATTCCTGTCATTGTAAAAGTCAGCCTATAGTATATAATTCCCTGTTAAAATATGGGTTTGATGCTCATAGGTTTGAACTAGTAGAGGAGGTTCCTGAGGATAAGTTAAATGAGAGGGAAGCCTACTGGATTGACTTTTACAAAAGTAACACTACTCAATTTCCACAGTTTGGTGGAATGAATTTAACTGGTGGTGGTGAAGGTACTATTGGATATGTTTTTACTGAGGAACATAAAAAGAAGCTGAGTGAGTCACTAAAAGGTAGAGAGGTTTTACCGGAGACTAGGTTAAAACTAAGTAAGGCTCATAAAGGAAAGAAGTTCTCAGAGGAGCATAAGAAGCATTTAAGCGAATCTTTAACAGGTAAACCTAGTCCTTTTAAAGGAAAACACCATATAGAAGATGCTAAAAATAAATTGAGGCTTCTACGTATTGGGAAGTGTCACTCAGATGAGAGTAAACAGAAGATGAGTGATATAAATAAAGGAAAGCATAAAGGGTGTCTTAATGGGATGTATGATAGAAAGGGGTTTGATAGTCCTACCTCCAAGATAATTCTAGACACGGAAACAGGTGTCTTTTACGGAGGGATAAGGGAAGCCTCAGAAACCTATAACATTAACTTTAATACCCTTGCAGGTTGGTTAAACGGACGGTATAAGAATAAATCCAATTTAATTTACGTATAAAATATAAAATAAGATAATTATGGCAGGATGTAGTTCACTTACGGCATTACCGAGGGCTTGCGGAGCAGAAGGTATTGTGGCAGGTCTGGAAAAGGCCTACATTGTTTCCTTTAATGACCTTGCTGCACCTAGTGGAAGTGTTAATGGTGATGTTTATACCGTTGACAGTGAAACAGGGATGGTTGCCAGTATTGGTGTTGCCAGTGGAAAGATGTTTGTTGAGGTTGGTTTGCTGAAAAGTACTGCTGGCCTTACAGAGAAACTTACCAAGGACACGAAGGTAGGCAGCGCATATCTTACCCAAACATTCACTCTGGTATTGGCTGACCTCTCCGCTGACAATAAATCCTTTGTGGAGAATGTACTTAATCAGCCTGTAGCTGTGATAGTAAAGAGCAGAACCAATAAGTTTTATGCTGCCGGGTTAAATGGGCAGTTGGAACTGACTACCCTAGATGGTGGTACTGGTGCTGCTGAGGGTGACCTGATGGGTTATACCCTGACCTTTGAGGGAATTGATACTAAACTTATTCCTGCTGTAGACCCCACTATTATTAATGGTTTGCTTTCGGCTAGTACTAGTACTACTACTACCTCAACTACCACTACTACGGAAGGATAATAAATAGTTTGTTTTCATTGGTATTTGTTTACCCCTGTATCTCTATGCAGGGGTTTTTTATTGCTATGGGTATACTACTACATAAGTATAAAGTAGAAAGATGATACTCATTGATAAACAAACCTCAAATGCTGAGATACTCCTTACGGTTGGTGTTGTAAACAATGCTACCCTAAAGGTTATTTACCCATTTGATGGATCTGTTACTGATATCCTATTAGGTACAGATGTATCCGGGTATCCTGAGAGGTATAACAAGTATATCCTCCCTATAAGTATGTTCTCTGCATTACAGCCAGGTCTGTACCTGTATGAGGTGACTAACCCGGATGTGATAGAGACTGGTTATATGCGTATTGTAGATACTGAGGTAGCCCCTATCTCAGCACCTGATAGTAATTCTCCCTATATCGTTTATGAAGCATAATATGGATAAAAAGAAAACAAATAATAACAGTGGTTCAGTGGAGGTATTGAGTTTTGAGAAATGCAATATCCCTGCACCCTATGAGAATATTAATACACCAGAGGATAGGTATGTGGCTTATGGATATAATAATGCTTATCCTGACTACCTGTTGAGTTTGTACAATGGGAGTCCAATACATGCTGCTATAGTAAATGGTAAGGCTACCTACATAACGGGTGATGGGTTAAAATATGATAATGGTACTGCTGTTAAGGTAAAAGTTAATCCTGCTGATGGGTTTGATGAGTTCATTGACAAGTGCGTAAAGGACTACCTATTATACAACTATTTTGCTGTAGAGGTTACCTACAACTCATTTAATGAACCTATAGAGTATCATTGGATACCTGCCAATAGAGTAAGAACCAATAAGAGTAAGACTCTATTTTGGTATTGTGAGGACTGGGTGTTTAAAAGTAATACTGTCATAAAGTATGAGGCATTCAGGCAGAATAACAATGACTCCAATAGCAAGATATTTTTCTTTGATGGTTATTACCCCTCATTAAGCTATGTGTATCCCTCTCCGGAGTATAAGGCCTGTATAAAGAGTATCAGTACGGATATTGCTATCAGGGATTTCAACCTTAATAATATTAAGAACCATTTTAGTGTCTCCACCCTGATAACATTCTTTAACGGTTCTAACATTGCTGAGGATGTAAAAAAAGATATCATTAAGGATATCAAAAACAGCTATAGCGGGGAAAATGGGAATAAGGTAATTGTTGACTTCCAAAATACTAATGGGAAAAGTGCTGATGTGCAGAATATCTCTCCTAATGACTGGGACAAAGCATATACAGCGGTCTCTGCTAGTGTATCAGATGATATTTATAGGGGACACCAAGTTACCTCACCTATGCTGTTTGGTGTAAAAACAGAGGGACAGCTAGGAGGTGCAACTGAGTTGGAGACTGCTTACGAGATATTTAAAAATACCTATATCAGGAGCAAAAGGGCTGAGTTGGTGGGTGCTTTCAATTCCTTGTTTACAGGAAGTAAGATAATTAGTGGATCTCTTTCTTTTACTGATAAAGCATTATTTAGTACTCAACTCTCCGATAATTTAAAGCAGCAGGTATATACCATTAATGAATTGAGAAAGGAGGCAGGTCTACCTGCTATACCTAATGGTGATAGGCTACTGAATGAACCAGTACAGGAGACTACTGTACAGCCAGTAGATAAGGGGGAATTACACCAACTGAGTGAGGAGGACTTTGACAAGGTAAAACATCTTGGTGCTAGTAAGGATGGGTATACCGTTGTGTCTAAGGGTAAATACGTGTTTAGTGCTATTGAGGCAATGGCTTTTGATATGCAAGCTGATATCTCCAACTGGATCTTATCCCATGATATTACCGATATGAGTATGCAGGATATTATTCAGCAGATGGGGGAGGATGGTATTAAAGCCACTGTATCAGATTTAAAAGGTGTGCTGAGTGATATGAGTGATGCAGGTATTATCTCCAGTAGCGGTGATGATGGGAGCATTACAATTAAGCCTAATAAACAGAGTGATGTGCCGGATACAAATAAGGTGCAGGTGCTGTATGACTATGTAAAAAGAGATGGTGTCAGTGGTGATATCTTATTGCCTACAAGTAGGGGTTTCTGTAAGGCCCTTGTGAATAACAACAAGTACTACTCCAGAGAGGATATCCAGTCAATGAGCCAACTCTTTGGTTATGATATCTTTCAGTACTGTGGTGGTTTTTATTATAACCCAAGTACAAATGAGACTACCCCGTACTGTAGGCATAAATTCCAGAGTGTTATTGTTACCCCAAAAAGTTAATGATGCAGAAAATACTATTGATATCGGAAAGTACCGTTAAGGATTTATCCCTTATACAGCTAAATGTAGATGGTAAGGTATTGGCTAAAACCATTTTGGAGGTGCAGTTTATTCACCTGAGGCCAATACTTGGCAATGATCTGTACCAGAAAGTACTGGATGATGTTTCCAGTAAAGCAGCAGATGGCTCCTACGTAATGGTGTATAAGACCCTACTGGAGGATTACATACAGCCATATTTGGCTCATGCAACCCTACAGGATTGGATAATTAACAGTACGTATAAAATGACTAACAAGGGTATTCTAAAGTACTCAGACAGTCAGGCTACAGCATTAGGTAGTGATGAGATTGAATACGCAAAGAATTACCATGACAATAAGGTGGCCTCCTATAAAAAGGCCCTCATCTGTTACTTGGAGGAGAACAAATTGGTTGAGTCTTGCAATACTGATACGGATATTACCAGTGAGGCCACTGGGTGGTATTTGTCGGGTATGGGCAGATGTATTTGTTAGTTATGAAATGGCTTTTGTGTGTTGCTGTATTATTGCCAATTTCCTGTAAAATTGGTAAACATTTGGATAGAGTAAAATACTCTGTAGATAGCGTAGCTGTTGTCAATGATAATTTAAGCCATGTGGGTAGCACCTATGAACACAATGTTTTTAGAATTGATACCAGTAGCTATAAGGCTATCGTAGAGACCTTTGGTTATGATAGTGCAGTACATAGACCCTATATAAAGCAGAGGGTGAAGGTGAGCCTAAAAAGTGGCAAGGATGAGGGGTCTAATATGACTGCAAAAAAGGATAGTACTGCGTTGAGTAAAAATGATAGTACCTCCCTTGCCAGTAAAACAACTGAGGTTCATAAGCAGGTTGTAAAGAGAGGTCTTTCACTATGGTATTTGTTATGGCTGATACCAGTAGGTGGATTTATCCTTATAGTACGTAGATATAAAAGTAAGATTAAGCTGTTAGGAAAGTATGTATAAGCTAATTGATTTAAAAAATAAGTTCCAGAGTTTTTGGGATGCTCATTCTATGGTACTGCACCAATTTTATGGGGCTATAGAGGAGTATATTGTTATCCCGGATAAGAATTATTTCAGCGTAAATACTGAGTTTACTGGCTCCTCTGTTAGTGGAAAGAGTATTACTCACTCATTTAGGGTATCCATTGCTGATAAAATGTCACTGGACTATCCTGAAACAGAGCATGAGGCAGTTAGTAACTGTATAGAGATTGCTCAGGACTTTCTGGCTTTTATGAACAAGGAGGATATAACCTACTCAGGGGCAAATATGCAACCGTTTAGAGAGGATATGGGTGATATATGTGCAGGGGTAGTACTTGCAGTGAATATTATTCTCCCGATGGGGCTGAATGAGTGTGCTATACCAAATTAAGAATGATGGAGACAGGTTACAATGGGATTAAACTGGTACAGCATTATGAAAGTTGCAGACTGGAGGCTTATGCTGATAGTGTTGGTGTATGGACTATAGGTTGGGGAAATATCCACTATGAGGATGGTACACCCGTTAAGAGGGGTGATACCATTACTCAGGACAGGGCTGATAAGCTGTTTAAGTATATTCTTTCTGATGTTGAGGATGAGTTAAATTATCTGTTAGCAGGCGTGAACTTAAAACAATACCAGTTTGATGCCTTGGTGAGTTTCTCCTATAATGAGGGCATAGGAAATTTCCGAGGCAGTACTCTTTTGAAAAAGATTGATGTGAACCCCAATGACCCTACTGTACCAGATGAGTTTTTAAGGTGGATATATGCAGGAGGTAAAAAAGTAAATGGGTTGGCCTATAGGAGAAGGAGTGAGGCCTACCTGTATGTTTCTGGAGAATTGAAATTTTATAATTGATAGATGAAAGATTTATTCCTATACGGCAAGTTTCTGGTAGGGCAACTATTGGCCTCAATTACACCCGGTAATATTTATGGATGGATCCTTAAAGTAGGGCTATTGGTTTGGGGCCTGTTCTCCCATGATATACACCTCTTGGTTATCATTACCCTTTGTCTGACTATAATTGATACCGTCACAGGTGTTTTTGCCTCCCTCAAGCAGGGGATCAAATTCAAAGTATCCCGGTTATTAAGAAAAGGACTGCTTGAGAAACTTCTTATTTATAACCTGCTGATATTATCAGTATGGCTACTGGCTAAGGTGCTAGTGATTGCTTTTGCCCTGAGTGAGATTTACATTGTTGCCATTATTGTAATTCTTATCGACTGTTACGAACTCTCAAGCATAATAGAGAAACTCCAGATATTAGCCCCCAATTTGCCCTTTTTAAAAGTTCTGGATGGGTTAGTTGCCTCTTTGCAAAAAGGTACAGTGGAGAGGGCTGAGAATGCCATTAAAAGGGCACCATTACCTAATAAAACAGAGACAGATGGCACTAATTAAGATTTCTGCTGTGATACGTGAAACTAATATTTCCCTTGTACAGGCCG